TCCAAAGTTAAATGAATACCCGTTATAAACTCTAAGTGAATCATAAGGTGGAGATGTAATAGTTAGGTCTATGGAGTTATCATCCATACCTTTCATACTCTCCAAGCAATCCTCATTGTAAATTATGTTTAATTCCAAGGCGTTTGTCCTCCGAGCCTGTCTTGTAATCTACGCAAGGCTGATATACATCTGCGATCTGCTGTAGATGTAGCACACTCTAGGTATTGTGCTATCTGTTGCAGAGTAAAACTATCGTGGTATCTCATCTGTAGTATGGTCTTATCCTCTTGCTCTAGCTTTAGATAAGCCTTCTTAATATCTATTAGGATCGCTAGTAGGTTGCCACCTTCAGCAGGTGTTGACTGCTTACGAGGTGTGCCATCGTTGATCATCTCTTGTGCTTGCTCTAATACTGTGCCATCTACTACTGAAGATATAACAAAGGGTATTAACTGAGCGATAGTTGTTGTGTCATAGAAGGCTTCATCAGTTGTCTTATACCCAGCCTTACGAGCCTTCTCTTTACGAGCAAACCGTTCAGCCATTCGTTGCATCTGATATGCAATTCGTCTTTCATTTTGTTCACGCTTGTTAGCATCAGGTTCGTTTAATAGATCAACAAACTGTTGCCCTCTACCAATAGCCCAGAGAAAACACTCCTGCTTTATATCTGCTAGATCTACCCAACCTTTAAACTTTCTAGAGATTACATAAGATACAGATGGAACTAACTCGTATAGAGTTGGATGTAATTCTGGTGTCATTCACAATCCAGTGTTGGAACCTCAGGCCACTTACCATCTAATACCATAATTGCAATAGCTGAGTAGTTAAGTAGATCCATAAAAGAATCCCGTAATGATTCATTACTAGGATTAACATTGCTATCTACTAGATTATTAATGCGAGCAACCTTGTCCCACATACGAACTCTTAACCCATTGATAGGACCGCCAGGAGATCTTGCAATATTTAACGGACCGTAATCGTGGTGCTTAGCAATAAGTAAATTACCAGCAGCATCCATAACACGCCACATATCAGTAATGAACTCATCATCTACTCTCGTGTTGGTGGTGGTGCGATCTCTATTGTGTTCTTCTCGTGATTGATCTTGATGATATAAATCCCCAAGGCTGCCAACCATTCTGCTAGTACCGTCAGGTCTGAGTTCTTCATACATTTGGCACCCCTATTGTCCGTTTTGTCTCATCTATACCCTTTGCTAAGTATAAATCATTGAGGTCCATTCCAGCAGGTAGCGACACGATAGTAGAGTTGCTCACCTCCTGCGCTACCATCCTTGAAAACTCTGCTCCTGGATTAGAACCATCCTCTTTAACATCATTATCACCAACAATATAAACCCTGCCATACCCTGAAAACATCCTTGTAAAGTGGGGTTTCCAAGCCTGTACTCCTGGCACTCCAACTGCTGGTATACCTAGGATTGCAGATGCAACAATAGTATCTAGCTCACCCTCACAGATTGCTACGTACTCACTACTAATAATAATATCGCTGACATTATAGAGATGACCCTTCTGCCCTAGTGGTGCTCCATACTTAGGCTTACCCTCATCTAATCTTCTAAACTTAAAGCCAACACAGTGTCCCATTACAGTTAGGTAAGGTATAGATAACCAACCCTGATAGTTCTCGTGGGTTGCAAAAGGTTGCATAATGGTACCAAGGTGGTACCGCCGTGCTATCTCCTCAGAGATCCCACGATCTGCGAGAAACTTTATTGCTTCCTCGTTTAGATCCTTGCTGTATTGCAGTGCCGCTTCCAGCGAGGATTTCAACTGCACGGTTGAGAGCATCCTTAAACCCCATATTCTCTTTAATAATAACAATGTTTACTGCGTTGCCACCTTTACCGCAAGTGTGGCAGTAATACAAATTGTCCTTTGTATTGATTACCGCACTCCTTCTGCTGTCATTGTGTAGTACACATCTAACAGAACAAGCCCTACCTTCTCTTACCTCACCGCCATAGTGCGAAACTATTGCACTTATGGAGATTGCGTTTGCATCAGTGGCACCTTTGTACCGTTTCTTTTTACCCACCCTGGACCAGTCTTGTGTTGACAAGCGCAGTCTCCTTTACATTCTTTGTGTAGAACCTCAGACCTATTGTAATTGTCCTTGAGATTTTCCTGCCCTGCTGATCTGCAAACTAAACAAATCATTTCTTATCCTCCAACCATTGCGTTAGATCCTGTATAACCCAAGCCTTATCTATTCCTGCATTTCTTCTCTTGAATAGTACATAAGATAAAGGCCTATCAATACCACGATGCTTAGCGTAATTAATAGCTTCTGTTTGCGCTTCATCCCAGAACTCCTTTAGGTTCAAAGTTTTAGTATTCTTTAACTCAAAGATGTAGGTTTCACCGGCAACAATAACTACTAGATCTCCCTCATCCTCTGCTCCTGATAAGCGCAAGCGTTCAGCTACTGCGCCCATCTTTCTAAACCATTTCATTGCATCAACCTCAAACTGAGCACCTTTAGTCTTGTTATACTTGGCTGACATTTAGACCGGCATCCCTTCTATACATCTGACCTAGTGCATCAGCATCAGATATCTGACAGACACTATAGTTAACAAACAAACCAGTATGGTCTGAACCATCTGCTGTATGTGGACCAAACCTGTTCTTAACTGCTGCTACTTTAAGTATATTATTTAATGGATCAAAACCTAAAGTAAGTATCAGTGCTGGTAGTTGAGATACCTTACCGTGAATAGCCCTACGAGCAGGCGGTAATGTGGTCTTGCCATACTCTGATTGCTCAGAGACGTGGTGCAATACCATCACACAGGCTTCAGTCTTGCGAGCCATATCGTGGAACTCCACCATAATAGCTCGCAGACCTGCCCATTCATTATCTGATTCGGCAACCACATTCATCAGGTTATCTATAACAATCAACTCTGGTGGTATTCCATATAGTTCAACATAAGCCTTAACCTCTAACTCAATATCATCTAATGATGGTGATGAGTCAAAGACAAACTGTATGTTCTCCATATCGGAAAGATACTTATCGTAGTAATGACGGTTACTATTTAAGTTTGCTTCCACCAGTAGTTGACTGTGTCCTGATAAGTGAGAGGCTGCTCTCATCATCACAGTTGCTGTGTCAGTATCGGCTGAGAAAAACAAGGTTGGAACTTTTGCTTTAACTGCATAGATAAGAGCAAACATACTCTTACCAGCATTGGGTGCAGCAGCAACCATACATACCTGACCTCTGCGGAACTTGATCTGCTTTGCAGCAAGAGCTTTCCACACATCAGGTAATGGTGTTGCATTGGTATTGCTACCACGCCACGCCCTATTTAGATTAAGCAACGTGTTCCTCTCTCGGTAGAACTATTCCTCTACGCCTTCTGACATCTCTTCTTTGGTTAGCAGTAAGACCGCCCCAAATACCATAGCGTTCTCTATTGATACCCCACTCTGCACACTCTGCAATATGGGGACAAATCTTGCAGATGTTTACAATCGTTTTAGTATGGATCTTATCTTCAACATCCCTGTCAGGATAAAAAAATTCCATACCTACTTGAGCACAAGCTGGGTTCTCATAGTTCCAGGGAACCCGCATAACTTATCTAATCCAGACGGTATCGCACTTGTCTGTAGCACCCTTAGGTGCAGCGCACATCCAACCTTTCCAAGGACCTTTCTGTCCTACGCCTGAACGAAACGCCATTGAACCGTGCTTACAATCAGGTGCAGTTGCATCTGTTGCAGAGACAGTAGTTGCGCCTAATGCTTTCTTAGCATAGGCAATTGCTCCACCACTTGATTGTGTGGTTGTACCAAGTGTGGTACCAGTTGATGTTACTAGTGTTGCTAGGTCAGAGATTGAAGTTAGAGATGACTCTAGTTCAGCCTGACTTGTTGCATATAAATTTACTAAAGTTCCATCAGCTAACTTGTAGTTGATTTGGAACTTAGTGCTTTCCGGTGCAGCCATTACTTACCTCCAGTATGTTTGACAGATAATCTTATTGATTCCTGTCCTTGTTTTTTTGGTACAAAGCCTAGAAGTTTCTCAACCTCTTCGGCATCTACTGATTCTCTACCACTAACGGTGCTCCAAGTAATGGATATACCACTATTAGTCTGACCAGTAAATCCTTCTAACGCTGTCTTTAATGAATCTCTTTCATTAGACAGTTCCTTTATCTTTGCATCAAGTTGTAAATATTTCAAAGCGGATGTGTCAACCTCTGGGTTGTCTATGAATATCTCACCCTCTTTGATACGTTCTTTTTTTATACCAACGCATCCCATCTCGCCGGTCTCATCAAAGTACTTGCAATAAGATTTGCAGTAACTCTGATCACGCTCAGGCTCTGGTGCATCTGCGCTCTCTTTAATAGCAGCAAGCCAGTTAAGAGCTTCCTCTGCCATCTTTGGATCATATGGTTCGCTATGAACCTTAACATCTCTTTCATCACCATCACGGGCGATGGCTACTAGATTGACAGTTTTAGGACTCCCCTTGCCTGACTTATCAAGTAAGTAGCCATACACCTGTACTTGCCAACGCTGTTGTAGCGATGGGAAGTAGGATAGATTTTTAACCTTAACGGTTTTCCAATCTACCACATCTCCTGTTGCAGGTATATATAAATCTATATGCGCTTTCATTCCATTGTATTCAACAGATGTTTCAACCCAGTACTTCTCACTCTTTGGATCAGCAACTGTAATTGCTTCTTCAATAGCAGAGTGAATAGCTGTACCCATAATGGCAGCCAACTTCATCTCATTGTCATTGGTTTCAGGTTGATCGTTAAGACGATACCAAACCTTACGCCGACAGCCACCTAACTCTGATGGACCTATCTGTGTCTGTTTAGATCTAGCCCTACCAGCATCCTTAGCTCGTAGTACTTCTAACAGTAATTCTTTTGGATCTGTCATATTGACATCCATCCTATATACCCTGCATCAGGGTTGTCTAGTAACCATTGCTGTCTCATCTTGTTCTGTTCCTCCCAGTTAGTATCGCTAGTTGCACTAGCCTTTAATCCTTCTTCATAACCTTTTTCATATGCTTCTGATAAAGCAAACTTAATTGTCTTGTGCATAACTCCTACTTAGTAAATTGTGTCTTGATACTTACAGTTCCACCACACCATATGTTGTACTGTATTGCTATATTGATTGCTTTCTTTGCAGCACTCGCTGCTTTAGCGTGAGTCTTTGTGTCATCATCTAGTGCTACTAGAGCACCCATTGCTAAAGAGCCACCTGAACCTATACCGTATAAACCTCTATCATCTCGCATATAACCGTAGTCATCACTGACCTGATAGATGTTCCCATTAAAACAAACTAAAGCATCCCAACCTGAATCATCATCAGCTTTACCTTTAGGATTAGGGTCATACCCTGCATCAGTTAGAGTTTGTTTAATAGATGGTAGAACTCTGACCATCATAAAGCGATCAGGGTCTTGAGTCTTAACAACCTTTGGTGGTTGCCATAAGTTATTTAATATATCTCCAGCTAGTGCATCACCTGCAACTGCAATTAAATATTCGCCAACCTTAACAATTTTATCGTAGCCCTTAGCAACGTAAGGTCTATCTGTATAGGTGGTCATAGAGTCTGCAGCAATAACTGCCCAGCCCTTACCTTGAATACCAACAATTGCCGTCACAACTTGTCCTTCCTTTGTCTTGGATTAATTGTAGCACCGCCCGTAATAAATAGTGGGATGTAAATGCGACACGCCGTGAGTGCGATCCTTTCGGATTACTAGGTCGGAAGTGGTTATAATATGAGCCGAAGGCGAATCTTGGTACGGGCGGCGCTTTGAGCGCCGCAACGGTTCGGTACTGTATGTTCCGTCTACCAACCTTGCGAAAAAACAAGGAGAAGTTACCACCTAAATTCGGCACGGATCTGCGATCCTTAGGTCCATTACACGCCTGTCCTTGTGGTTCTAAAGTCTTCTCTATTCTAGCTACCTTTGATAACTTTGAGATCTCCTGGTATATGTTAGATGCTACTTGTGCTAACTGTGGTAATTTAATAGTTGTGCCTTGTCCGGTAGATGATCCCGCTAGGGAAATTTAGGGCATAAAAAATAAGGCCACCCCGTAAAACAGGGTGGCCCTTTGTATTGCCTCGCAGTGAACTAAATTACTCGGCTCCTAAGCCGTACTCTTTTTCAGTCTTATCTGCCCACTTAGCCAGTGGACCAGCGATTGAACCAATCAAGATTGCATACTCTGGTGCAAGATCTGCAGCAAGTGCAAGACCCATAGTTACTGCTGATGCTAATACTGCCCGTAGATAAGACTTAAATGCAGCCTTAGTCTTTGGGTCTTTTAACTTGTCAATTAGTTTATTCATATCCATCCTTACGGGCGAACTACACCCATTACTAGAGAGTATGGTCGTTTCCTAAGATACACACCATCTCCGTTTGATTGACTGCCTTTAGAACCACTGCTTGTATTACCCTCAATTACTTGAAGATACTTCAACCTAGTGTTATTCCATTTGACAATTCCAACGTGGTCAGGCTCTGCATCTTTATCAAACTGGAAGAAAACAATATCCCCAGCTTGCGCTTGACCTATTGGAATCATCTTGTTCTTATTGATAAACCACTTCAGTCCAGCATCACAGGAGGCAAAGCCTTTCTCTCCTTGTGCTGTAATCTTCTTACCTAATTCTGCTTTATTAAATACCCAAGATACAAACATTGCACACCAAGGTTGGTTGTTAGCACCATACCATTTGCCATACTTGTTATCATTATTGCCGGTCTCTTTAGTACCGATCTCAGCCTTTGCTATTTCTATTACACTCATCGTGTTAGTGACTCCTTTACTAGATCCGTTAGGAGTTGAACCTTCTCCTCTAGTCGGTTGACCTGGTCTTTTAAACTTGAGCCACCATTGGGTTTAAGTTCAAACAAGAAGTGTTTTACAAGGTGTCTTACACCCATTGCTAAAGATCCAGCGAGTGTAGTAATGGCTACTGCTAGTGCAGCCCAGTCGTTAGGTGTCATTATTTTTCCTTATGAGATAGACCTGATAGTTACAACCAACAATCCTCCGTAGCCAGAGAAGCGTGGTCCTGATGGTGTCTTATTTATAAAATCAAGTTCCTCAATTAGGCCAATGTATGACTCACCTGTTCTGAAGTCTTGAACTCTTACTGTGTCTCCTACGTTTTCAATCTGCTCTAGCTGACTCATACGCTCATATGCTGAGCCTTCATAACCCTCTTCAACACCAAACTTATCGCTCTCGTGGTCATAGCAGAATAGTGGGTACTGGATTAAACGCTGACGAGGTACAGCAGGTAGCGCCTTTAGGTTATAGCCATTAAATACTGGACCTTGTGAGGTATCAATAGTAGATCTAGTAAGAGTAAACTTAAATCCTAGATACTCTTGTGCTCCTGTTGGGTATGAAACTGTTACCTCTGGAACGTTACCTTGCTCAGCAAAGGTACCAATACGATACTCATTACCATCAAAGGTAACTGTATCTATATTTAATCCACCATTAGAGTTATCAATTCTAGCCTGTAATAACTTATAGACCTTTAGTTCTAATGTGTTATAACGGATAAAGCCAGTCTGTAGGTAGCCCTCTTCTATCTTCTCATCAAGGTTTTCTACATAGATAGCACCATCTGTTGTGCCATTATTAGCAGTAACAAATGCTAGTTGGTTAGTATCACCCATAAATGCACAGGTGGTTGTATCAAATCCAGTAACACTTGGATCGTATAGATCATTGCAGTATGCAAAGTTTAGATCAGTACCTAATCTAGTACCAAGATTAATTCTAATAACTCCTGGGTTATTTTCTACACTGGTTGCACACCAAAGGTATGAATCCCTTGCAGCAAAGTCATAGCAAGGATGGGTAGTATCAGTAATAAGTGGTCCATAATTAATAGATCCATCATCACCAACTACAGCTATACGAATACCTTTGCTAGTAC